TTTTACGATCTTACCTGCGTTGACACCCATAGTAAGCTCACGCTCTACTGCTTTGGGGTTGTCGCTGTCGTCTGGTAAACGGATAGTGAATTTACCTTTGACGATTGTTACTATCTTGCTGTTGCTTGTTTCTCTGTTAGTTAGTCCCATTGTGTTACTCCTATTAGTTAGTCTCTAGTTATATACAAACCCAACCACTCGGTGTGTCTGTTCTTATTACTGTATTCATAGTACGGATCGAGTTGCTTGTAGTCAATACCTTTTCCCTTATATTTATATGGAAATTCTTTGACCTTTCGGACTCCATCTTCTCTGTATACATATCTTAGTGCCACGATTTATGCTCAAAGGTTTGATACTCTTTATGAAACATAAGAGATGCGGCAGGGCTGATACCTTGTCGGTTCTTCTGAAACCTAGCAATGACATGACCATCACCCTCGTAATGCACAAGATCATTACCTATCTCAATTCCCTCAGATGGTACATTCATCAGGAACAGAATCACATCGGCAAAGTTCTCTACATCTTTACTCCACGCAACCTCGTTGTTCTGGTTAGGGTGTGCAAGGATGATGATAGGTACTTCCAACTCATCACGCAGGTCACGCAACTTGCGAATGAAGTCATCGTACATAAGAGTCTTGCTGTCGTACTTCTTACCACCATCGTTAATCGATAGAAGGTTATCGATAAAGATAGCATCTGCACCATTCCTAGCCTCAGCGATAGCCCAACCTCGGATGTCATCGATGCTCATACCCTTATCACGAACGCACAACTCAAGCACTCTTACTTCCTTGTTTGCTTGTCTTGCTCTATGAACTTCGTTGTCCGTAGCGAAGCCTCTGGTTCTCATTGTATAAGTATTAACCTGTCCGCAATGAGCAAGTAATCGAGGCATCAACTCTGGCTTCAACATCTCTATTGATGCGAGCGGTGTGCGATTCTCGTTGCGGTGTGAACTTACTATCCACTGCAACATCAGAGCAGTCTTACCTGTTGATCGTGGTGCGTGTAGAATCATAAGCTCACTAGACATTTTACCTAGATGTTTAGTCCAATCATCACACCACCAGTCGAAGTGACCTACCGTTCCTTCTATACAATTGTCAATAAACTCATCGCCTAACTCATGAAGTGGCGCATCCTTATCTCGTTGTATTGCTGTTAAGTTTAGATCACTAATCACTTTCTCTGATGCAGTGTTGCCATTGTATGCCATACTCAATCCTTCTTGTAGTACAGCAATCTCTTGACGCAACCGCGAGGTCTTTCGGACACCCTCTGCGTAGTGCTGAGAGTGAGCCGATACAAGTACATCAGACTGCAACCGAACCAAGTGGTCATAGCCACCGACTTGATCAAGTAGGTTCTTATCCTTCAGCCAAGCACCGATGGTCAACGCATCCATAGCCTTGCCCTCGTTGTACTGCTGTTGTAGTGCGTTCCATAGTTTCTCATGGCGTGGGTCGTAAAAGTCTTTAGGTTGTAGGTCAATCTTTGGAATCAACGCACAATCAATTAGACATGAACCCAACACACCGAGTTCATCCTCTGGCGAGTATGGCATATTCATAATTTAATCCTTTCTATTTTAACATCTCTAAACTTGCAGTACTCAGGGTTAATCCAATTCTGAAAGAAGGGTTTGAACTTATCATCCTTCAGATTCTTTAAGAAGATAGGTATGTTCTTCTCGATTAACGATCTGTCTTCTGCGTCAAGCTCTCCCCAATACTTCAGCGATTGCTTGTAGTTACCATGCTTACCCCATGAGTCGAAGCACTTCTGAAAACTAGGTGACCAGTGTTCTAATTTCTTTTGGTTCTTCTTCTTATGGTTAGTGTCCACTTGTTGAACCACCCCTGATACAGATTTTGCACTAGGGCTAGTACGCTTTATGAACACCTCGTATTCATTGCTAGTGTAGCCACCACCTTCTCTACGGCGGTGCTTCTTCTTAATGTATCCATCTTCCTCTAGCTCTGTCAATACCTTGATCATTGTAGTACGGCTATTGATACCGCACTCAGTGCATAAGGTTTTAATACTAGGGAATGATACACCTGTGCTATTATTTGTATGAAAGATAAGCCACGCCAACACTACCTGCTTGTTGGGTGACAAACCTTTAACACTCTTCGCGGGAAATATCCCGAACTCTCCTTCTGTATACATCATAGGAATTTACTTTCATCTACCCATACGTTCATCAAGTCCATTACTTTTCGTATGTACCTGCAGGCTAGGTATTTATTCTCGATCTCGTTACGCTCTAGTACACTAGCACTAAAGCCCTGCTTGGTGTCAGCACCCCATGCTACAACCATAGCTACCTCTGGTTCAGCAGGCACTTTAATATTTTTAGTATAAATACTAATCTGTGTGCGGTGGCTTGGTCTCACTTGAGAGCTAGACTTCCAGTCCACACACGCTAGGACACGCTTGCCTTTGTGTGTAATATAACCAACAAAGTCTGGTTGTCCTGTTATCATCAGCTCATTATCTCGGAAGCGTTCCTCGCCCCACAAAAACTCTGGCTCATATTTATTTAAGAAGTTATCGAATCCATCTGGCAACAAGTCAGACTTCGTGCCATCGGTGAAGAACTTCTCTATCGCATCGTGCATCAATGTACCATTCTCAGCGCACTCATTCAATGCCTCTTCATACTCTTCGTATGTACTGCCTTGATTGAATGCCCACTTGATAAGTCCATCGCCTCCTCCGTAATGGTCGAAGTATTTAATGAAACTAGAAACGCGCATATACTTGCCACCAACCGAATCACCATACTCATCTTCCTTACCAATGCCTATGCTAACAGATTTCAATGAGCCGATATGTTGATCGTTCCACTTATCAATACCCAATTTCTTCCATTCTGGATGGTAATACTTGTAGTCTAATATAACACCCTCGCCTGTTTGTAGAGCGATAGGTTGCTTGTCTCCTTTTGGAACCCAACCCAACTGCTTACCATTCCAAAGAATGGCAACTGCATTAGAGTCATACTCGTTATCTTCGACAGGGACAAAAGTAACTCGCCCTACTGGACGAGCCATTGCCACTTCATCGAACCTTGAAGCAAAGAAACTAATTCCTGCTACTGGTATCTCTATCATCATCTTCCCTTTCATGTTCATGTAATATTGCACTGCATTCTACATCGAATAGCTTTGAGCTTAACTCAACGAACAACTCGACTGCGCTATGGAAGTCATCATCTTGTGTGACTCCCTCTATCTTAACATCATCGCGTCTGATTGTAATGGTGGTCATATGTTGTACTTTGCTCTGTACTCATCTTCACCCATTTCAGCGATAACTTCTGCCTGTCTGATATTATAGACGAAGTCGGCTATTTGCATAGCCTCATCGTCTGTATACAGATTGCCTGATATGTTGAACTTACCGTCAACTCTTTCTAATTCAAGCATCTTTGTCCTCCTTATGATAATTCATGTTATTACCCCTTGTTTTATTGTTCAATTAATGTACCACACTGGCACTCATCTGTCTATCTCTTTCTTTCCTGAATTTTTCTAGGTATGGTATAGTTGCATGAAGTTTCCAACCATTATGCCCTCCGTTCCATATCCTAGCCCACACCTCTGGGGTGCATGGCTTGCCTGACAGGCGTTCATATCTTGAACCCCAATGATCTAGATATACACGCATCATGTACTTAGATTTGATCGGACACTTTCTATCTTCATATCGATATTCTTCGTGTCCAATAATACGGTTCACATCACGCACACATATCTTGCTGATCTGAACACATCCAACTTCACCTGCTTTACCTATGGCGTACCGAGGGGTCGGATGACCCCCCGTTTCAATCGCCATGATGATTGCAAAGAACACATCAAACTTCATAGACTACCTCCAATTTTAATTTTATATGCACATCTTGATCGTTCGATCTGATCAAATCCTCGATCGAATCAATATATTTTAGCGCACCATTTTCTGTTTTGTACCTTTGTGCTTTAGCTTTTTTGTAGCCCCACTTCAGCCTTGAATACTTGTAGTAACGCTTTTCTTTGTACTGATCTTCTTCATACGAGTGTCCCATACCAGTCGCATAAACAAGGTATCGCGGAGCACCACGCTTCAGCACTCTTTTGTGGCTAGTCAGCATCAAGTCTTCATCTTCTACCCATACTCTTTCAGTCATCTTCATTTCCTTTCACCATTTGGAATAATAGTTGGATTGCTTCTTGTAGCTGTACGACTATCTCATACAGCTTCTCTACTTTTTCTTCTATCTTCATTGTCTACTCTCTTTCATCTCTATTAATGCTTCTAGCTGTATTTTTTTTGTCGCCAACTCTTTGTTGTGCCATTCGATAGAGTATACTAACTCTTCTATCATTTCATCTATCTTGTCCATAGTTACTCCTTTTCTTTTTCTATTTTAGATAATTCTAATCCGTAATCTTCTTCGTCTTCCTCATACACCCAATAAGAATAGGGGGGGTCGATAGGTGGTTCAATCATTTCCATTGTTTTTTATCTCCGTCTTTGTATTCGCTAATAATCTGATAGTCTGTGTTGCCGTAACTTCTATCAACTTCAGAATCTGCACTGATAATTTGATATGGATCACGACCATTCTTAACAAACTCATTATAGTCTTTCTCTGATAGAGTGACCTTGTGAGTTTCCTTAACTTCTTCATAGATAACAAGTTTCACATTATAACTCATCTTAATGCTTCTCCACTTCTATTAGTTTGCCTTTCATATCCGAACAGAATGAGCATACGCGACAATCTGCACGGCACGGAACAGCTCTCGGGCTACCCGAAAACTTCTCTACTACCTTGAAACGATTCGCGCCCGCTTCTAGGTATTCGTTGCTTCTCTCGTAATCATTGGACAAGTTTACTTGCGCCACACTCATAAGCCTATACAGATCGAGATCGGTACGGCAGGTGTAGCCATAACACTTGATTCCATTTGATACAAGAGTACTGCAAACTTCAGCCATCTTGTCAACGTCAGCTTGCGTAGCAAAATCACCCGCTTCACTGAACCGAAAAGATCGGCACTTGCCTGAGCGCGAGCGATTGCTTTTGTCCAATATAACTTGCGCGATAGTTTGCGCATCTATATCATCAAAAACAGCGCGTTGCCGTTTGCGGAATGGCTCTACCTGTGGGTATATCCGTTCTGCTTTTTTGGCATAGCACTCTTTCGGCACATCGCAAAGCCCTAGCTTCTCACTAGGACAATTGGATGCCGTCCCCACATTCAAAATGTAGGTTGTCTTGGGAAGTTTTTTGTTCCCTTGTGTGAACTCTACTTTCATTTTACTATTCTCCTGTTTAAAAAAAGAGCGGTTAACCTATACACCGCAAGGTAAAAAGGCGGTAACGGTTTTTTAATACTGCGAAGCTGTCGACACTCCGAGTCCCCGTCTATCCTTTATAATCCTCCACTTTGATCGCCTTAATAAATTTAAAAATTAGGAGCGGGAGCGACCCGCTCAATAAGCTATTTATAATTCTAGAACGTACATTGCCAAGCAATGCATAGCGAGTAATAACTGCTCCTGTAGCCCTTTCATGCGATCAATGTCATACTTTAGACGCTGATTTGGATATTTCGCATAACTACCTTCAAAAGAACTAATGGTTGCTTGAAGATCACTACATCGCTTTTCTAGAACTTCTATTGCATATGGTACTCTGCTATTCATATGACTCCTTCCTGTTTTAAAAAGTGGGGCGGTTCACCTATACACCGCCGAGGTTAGCATTTTAGTTTATACTCCAACGCAACTGCTAGAGTTTTGATTAAGCCATGCTTTTGGTTAGTAAGCGCGAGCCATTGGAAACCGTATCGTTGAATTTATTTTCATCCAACAAACGATTAAACACGTTGACTTTTGCACGCGCACCCGCACCCAACTCACTTGATTTGATGAGGTTGTTGCGTTGCTTTTGCGTAGGATTCGCCCGCGTCCCGTGAGTATAGTATTCGGTGAATCCGTTAAACAGATCATAACGGGTTTTCCCGCTGTTACCGATACCCTTACGGAACTTGCGCACTATATCTTCTGCAATGTTTAAACCGCGCGTTTTGTCGCTGTTCACCATGCCAATCGCGAAACGCTTTGCCTCTGTAGGTGTGATAGGCATTTCAGTCAACCGCTCAATCTCTTTGAATAAGATTCGCCGATGATCAAAAATGTCATCTAACGCCTGCAACATACCATCAAACCGAACGCTCGCATTTTTTGTATGCTTAACAGATAGCTTGAAGTTATGCTTTCCACGCATTGAACTATTGAATGTATTACTACACCAGACGCGCTCAAATGTATCCGCCAATTGAGTGGATGTTGATCCATCGTGTGAACTCCAAAACGTGACCAATCCGCGAAATGCATCATTGCCATTGATTTTGAATTGCTCATCCTCGACTCGCGCCTGCATAAATACGCGCCCGCCATCGTCTAGATGACCCGCATTAACGATTGTATGATCTACATCGTAGAGCGCATTACCCAACGCCTCCCACATTTGAGAATTTTGGATTGCTTCATAACCACACCCAACAACCGCCAACGGTTGATCTGTATCATTACGGAAGATTACTTGATTCCGCGCCGATTGTACCATGTCGCCGTTAGCATTCGGGAAATAGACGGGACGTTTTTCAACCGTCCAATCTAGATCGCTGTTTTGTAGTGTCGCGTTTTCGCCTTTGTTATTAGTTGCGATTTGCATGAGTTACTCCTTTTCTTTTGTTGTTTAGTGGCATTATTGCCAAAAAGTGGGAGCGGGAGCGACCCGCTCAATACGCTAAGATGAGATTAATTCGACTTTGCGAACATCTCGAACCCGCCGAAACTCGTCTCGTGCGGATGTTGCTTTCTTTTTTGTATTGTAGAAAAACGGAAACGAGCGCGAGCCCGTTCCATGATAATAAACTTTCAGCATATATGTTTTAGTCATTTTCAACTGCCTCCAATGCGCGTACTACTCGTGTAGCCCCATGCCATTTTATCCACGCTTCTTCAAGATTTGTAACGATGCTTTCGTAATGCTCAGCGTATTTGGGGTTGTCTTTTTCTGCTCTCAATTCTAGCTCGCTGTCTGACCAATAAAAAATATCGGTGTACAATTTCTCTTTCTGCTCTTTGGCAATAGAGATTGCTAGTGCGAATGTCTTACGGGGTTTACCGTTTTTATTCAGTTTCATGATTTTCCCTTTTGTTGTTTATTAATAAAAGTAGGATGGGATTACGCGCCCATCACGCGAAACAGTAAAAGAAGAAGTAAAGATTTTATCGCCGTCATAAATGGCGCGGGCTTACGTCATGTGGGTCTCACACACTTGCGGGAGTCATGGCACATCACATATGTGAGGGCTCGTCCCCTGTCGTTCGCCGTTTCAGTTATCAAAGATCGGGTGTTGCTTGATTCTGTAAATACTATTACATATCCGTCAAAACCTGTAAATCCCTATTTTTGAACCACCAATCCCAAAAAATGAAACTAAGCCTATATATAAGGAAAGAACAAAAAACACCTAAAAGAGTATTGACTCTGAAGCGGAAATATCGCATCACTACGCATACGCGCGCGGGCATCACCTGTGCCAAATCGGCAAAAATGAACGCCGAAATCCTAAAAAATGAAACAAAAGTATACCCTTAGTAATAACATGGCATAAAAAAACAACGCCGTCAAATCGCCATTTTGGGCGATACCACAACATATGGTATGGGTCAGACTAACACACCACAACATCTTGTATAGGGCAGGGGGTTTCGCGGGGGGTACGGTCGGGGTCGTGCCAACATCGTTACGTTGTAATATAGACCCCCACACAACCCTGAAAATTTTGACTTGACTTTTCTTTGGGCAGGGGGTTTATTACAAATATGTTAATAGATGAGTTATCTTACTTTGAGTGTTATAATTGTGAGAATTATTTTTTTGTACACGAGATGCCTATGGGGATTAATGACCCTAAGTATTGTCCATATTGTGGGATAGACTTTGATAATGTGATGGAGGTAGATACACCAGATGATTTGTGATAATTGTTTTTGTGATGATAGTGAAGACAACCCTATCTTTGAGGTTTTAGATGAAGAGGGGTTTGTTGAAGAAAAAATATGCATGATGTGTTATGTGGAGGAAATAGATGAGCGGGGGTAATATACCACACAAATATAGCCCAGATGCTCAAGCGGAGCGTAACTGGAAAGCAAAAAACGAGCGTGAAGGGCGTGATGGGGCTAACTACAATTGGGTTAAATTTGACAAAGAAAAGTATCGGTCGAACTATGATGAGATTGATTGGAGTGCTAAAGGCACAGGGAGTAAGAGATGAGTTCGCAAACTATATTTGCGGAGATGAAAGAGTCTGATAATAAAAAACTTTGGGCTTACGCTCAAGAGTTAGCGGAGTTTCGCCGTAAAGCTGAGAAAGCCATAGAGGATAACGACTCGGATTTAGATTTTAATGACACAGCGGCTGTTAAAAAATATATCTCTAAGGCGTTGTTGCGTCAGATGGACAACGGTAATGCGGCATCTGCTAAAGAGCTTTCTAGGATATTGGGCATAGATGCGGAGTCTAGGGATATTATTATTGAGCCAGTCAACTTTGCGGAAGCCACATGGGAAATAGACTGAGATTACCACAGCTTAAGCCTAGAGATTACCAACTTGGGGCGTGGCGGGCGTTAGATAACGGTGCTAGGAATATATTGATAAGTCATCCTAGGCGGCATGGTAAAGATGTTACAACTGCTAGTATTCTTTCAAAGAAAGCGATGACTAGGGTGGGTTCTTACTACTACTTGTTTCCCACACGGAAGTGGGCAGAGCGTGCAATTTGGAACAACATAGTAACTATTGGTGCTAAGAGTGGGCATCTTATTGACCTAATATTTCCGCCTGAGATCGTATTAGCAAAAAACAATACCGACCTTAAGCTGACGTTAATCAATGGCTCTACAGTCAATATGGGTGGTACAGATAACCTAGACTTCGTAGGGCAGGGTGGTTATGGCTACGCTTTGAGCGAGTTCTCGTTACACAAAGAAGAGGTAACAGGATTCCTAGCTCCTATCTTGGACGAAGGCAACTCGTTTATCATTATGAACGGCACGATGCGTGGTAAAAAGAACCAACTGCACCAGATGTATCAAGCAAATAAAGATAATCCTAACTGGTTTTGCGAGTGGCTAACGCCGCAAGACAGCAAGCGGTACTGTTGGATTAGCGATGAGATGAACCTAAACCCAGAGCTAGAAGGGCAGATAGACCCGTTAACTGGTTTAACATACATGAATGTTCAAGACCGCATCGACTCTAAAATGATTTCGTACTCGTTGGCTAGACAAGAGTATTTGAACGAAGCGGTTGCCGATGTGGCTAACTCGGTGTACGGATATGAAATGACCAAGCTGTATGATAACGGTAATGTATGTGAAGTTAGTAAAAACGACAGACCTGTATATACATTTTGGGATCTAGGTATGGATGACCCGACAGCAATAGTGTTTGCATATGTTGAACACGGGAAAGCGGAGATAATAGACTACTATGAAAACACAGGACACGACATCAAACACTACCTCGACATCATCGCAGAAAAAAAATACCGATACGCAGGACACTATATGCCCCATGACTCTAAGAAGCGTATGGGTAATACGGGTACTAATATACTGGACTTTTGTCGCACACAGTACGGCTTTGAAGCTAGAGCGATACCAAAAACCAATTCTGTGCGGGATGATATTGAAATTGTCAGACGGCATCTTCCATCTTGCAAAATTAATATGTCGCTTGAGAGCTTACTGGATCACCTCACCAACTATCAATGGAATCCGAACACAGGTAAAATCTTGCATAACGAACATTCGCACGGTGCTGATGCGGTCAGAATGATGTTTATGGCTATGCATGACAAAATGACAAGCGAGTATTTATTAAGACCCAAAAGCCAATTAGACCGCAGGGAGTACATAGCAGATGATTACCTCATTTTTTAAAGAGTACGGCGATGAGGCGGAAGAAATACTTAAAGAGTGTACGCATATATATTGTGACGAAGAGTTATTTTTTTGCGGATATAAAACACACTCTGATTACATACTTAAAAAGACCAATAAAAGACTTGACAAAGGTGATACATGGTTCGTATATTACGCCGCAGGTAAAGTTACAAAATTGTTTGAGATATTCGAGCCGAAAAAATTTGTGTGTTTTCACAGATTAAATTCAGACAAACTAAAAATTTATAGTTACAAAAGACTGAGAGATTATTATGGGAAGTAAGAAAAGCAAAAGCAAAGCCCCTGCTCCACCTAAAATTGAAGAAGCACCTCCGATTATGCAAGAAGCTGACGCTGTAGCTACGCAAGAATATATGCAAGCTAAACAAGATGATCGAATGAGTGTTGAGTCTACATTAATGACTTCACCTATCGAACCTAAAGAAACTATGATGTCTACTGCATCTAAAAATAAAAAGAAAAAAAATACTAATACTGAAGCATTAAATGCAGTAGCTTCAACAATGGCTACAATGGGTTATTAATGGACGGAAATTCTTTAATTAAAAAATACCAGTCAATGGACTCTACGGTTCGTGGTAACTGGATGAACTTGTGGCAAGAGTGTGCAGACTGGTGCTACCAAACTAACGATAATATAAATCGCATTCGTGTAGCGGGGCAGGAAAAACCGCCGCAACGTATGATTGATACTTGCATTGAAGCTAACTATTCGTTTGCTAGTGGATTCTTTTCGCATATGTTCCCGCCTAATACGGTGTGGGCTAAGTTTCGTCACCCATCGCCGATGATGATGGCTAATAAAAATGTAGCTAACTACTTTGAAGAAGTCAGCCGTATAGCACACAAAGT